AAAGGAGGATTGATATAGTGGCTTATGATATTAATTCAATTGAAAGTTTAAGTTTTAGAGAAGGCGTCCGCACTCGTATTCAAATGTATTTGGGTTCGGATGATATAGAAGGCACCTATCAAGCCTTAAAAGAAATTATAAACAATAGCACAGATGAAGCTCTTGCTGGATATGGCAAGAAGATTGAAATTGGCTTGAACGAAGATAAAAATTTAATTTCAGTGAGAGATTATGGACGCGGCGTACCATTTGGTATTCGTGAAAATGGAGAAAATGTTCTTGTTTCCATTTTTACAAAAAGTCATACGGGCGGAAAATTCTCTCATGACTCCTATAAAAATGCCTCGGGACTAAACGGCATTGGTGGCTCATGCGTATGCCTATCTTCAAAAAGTTTTATAGTTCGTAGCTATCGTGATAAAAAATGTGCCATGGCAAGTTTTGAAAAAGGTATTTTAATTTCTTATGAAGAAACCAATTGCCCTAATGCTAGTAATGGAACTGCGATAGATTTTAGCCCCGACCCCGAAGTATTCTCTAATGGCGAAATTGGTTATAATTTTGAACGTATTTGTTCTGATATAAAAGATATATCATATTTGTATCCAGGTATTGAATTTATAGTATATACAACTAATGGAAAAAGACAGACTTATTGTGCTAAAAATGGCATTGTAGATTTTGTTACAGATAATATGACTGCGCCACTTCAAAAGCATATCATTACAAGTAATGCAAGTGATGGAACCGATAGCGTAGAAATTGCTTTTCAATGGGGCACTAAACATGAAACTGGCTATGTATTTGTAAATGGTCTGCGCTGTCCAGAGGGCGGCTCCCCAATTACTGGCGCTCGTGCGGCCCTAACGAAAACATTTAATTCATTAGCAAATGAAGCATTTGATGGAGAAAAAATCCGACAAAACTTGTTCTATGTAATCAATTGTAAGGTAGAAAATCCTTCGTTTGCTAATCAAACAAAAACAAAAATTAATAATCCTTCTCTGCGCACGTTAGCCTCTAATGCCTTTACCGCGGCTTTAAAGGATATGAATACAAAATATAATACAGAGTTTAATACTATTGTAGAATTACTTCGTAAGGTTGAAAAAGCGGAAGCCGCCGCAGAGAAAGCCCGAAACGCAGTTCTAAATATGGAACGCAAAGAAACCGAACAGAAGAAAAAGAAAATTACTTCCTCTGATAAGTTTAAAGATTGTGAAAAACACGGTCAGGATTCAATGTTAATTATTTGTGAAGGTAATTCTGCTCTTGGTGGCCTTATGCCCGCACGCGATGTCAATAGGGAAGCGCTATATGCTGTACGTGGTAAAGTTAAGAATTTATTGAAGCACCCACTTGATGAATGCCTTGAAAATCAGGAAGTCTCCGATATTATTATGGCACTTGGTTGTGGTATTCAAAATCGTTATAATAGCAAGAAACTTAACTACGGTAAAGTTGCTATCGCGGTAGACGCTGACGTTGACGGCTATAATATCATGTGTCTAATTGCTACAATGTTTTATGTGCTTATGCCCGACTTTATTAAAGAGGGAAGACTATGTTGGCTACGTGCTCCTCTATATCGTCTAACAAAAGGAGATAAACGAGTGTTTGCTTATGATGACAATGAGCTTGCTGAACTTCGTAAAAAGTATCCTAACTGGGAGCAAGCCTATAATAAAGGACTTGGCGAGATGACTGCTGAGGATATGGAAAATTCTATGCTACATCCTACTGATAGACATTTGGAAATACTTGCTATCAAAGATGTTGAAGCCGCGGCAAATAGTTTACAAATGCTAATGGGTGAAGAAGTAGAAAAACGTAGAGACTTCTTATTTGAAAATGTAGATTTTTCCATGTTATATAGTGGAAAATGCCAGTAAAAGGACTAGGTGAGATTACTTTTCTTATGAAAGAAAAGTGGGAGGTGCCATAAAATGATAACTGGCATTTATAAAATTACTAATACAATTAATAATAAAGTATATATAGGATAGTCTAAAGATATAATGCGTAGATGGAGAGTCCATAAAAATAGAGCCTTTGTCCCAAATAGAGAATATGATAAATATTTATATCGCGCATTTAGAAAATATGGACTTGATGCTTTCAAATTTGAAATAATTGAAGAATGTAGTATTGATGAGCTTGATGAAAAAGAAAAAAACTACATTCTTCAATATCATAGTTGTGTTGATACATATGGATATAATGAAACTTGCGGATATGATTCTCCTCAATATGGGCTTTCTGGTGAAAATCATCCTAATCACAAATTAACTACTGAAGAAGTTTATTATATTCGTGAATGTTATAACCATCATCTAAATAAAGACGATGTTTATGAAGAGTTTTCTGATAAGCTAAGTAAAGGCGGTTTCCATAAAATTTGGGTGGGCTAGAATTGGAGAGAAGTCCATATGGATGTTTTTACCGAGGAAAATCGTTAGTATTATTTATTTCAACGTAATTCGCACCCAGGTTCAACTAATGGGCGCGCGAAACTTACCGAAGAAATGGTAATAAATATTAGAACTAGAAAGAAAAATGGAGAAAAGCTTGCTGATGTATATAAGGATTATGAATATACTGGAATAACATTGGGAAGTTTTAAAAATATTTGGAGTAATCAAAACTGGAAAAATATTGTTATATAAAGAGGCTATTATGAGTAAAAAAATAGATATGACCGGTTGGGTTATGAAAGAACATGGAGTTCCAGATAGTAAATTAACTGTTATCAAAGAAATTCCAAACTATGCTAAAAATAACGGATTTAAAGATACAAGTGCTTATTGGCTTTGTAAATGTGAATGTGGAACTGAAAAAATTATAAGTGGTTGTGTTTTAAGAGCAGGAAAAACAAAAACATGTGGTTGTTCTTTTAAAACAAATGCTCCATGGGCAAAAACTTCATTAAATTTAGTTGGTTTAAAATTTGGTAATTTATTAGCTATAGAAAAAACAGAAAAAAGAAATAAAAGAGGAGATGTTCTTTATAAATGCCAATGTGACTGTGGAAAAATAACTTATGTTGCTGCAAGTAGTTTAAAAGACGGACATACTAAAAGTTGTGGTTGTATGAGAGCTAAAAATGCTTCATTACATAATAGAAAAGAAATTACAGGTCAATCTTTTGGCAAATTAACAGCAATTAAATACTTACGAATAAATAAACGAGGTAATAGAGTTTATTTATGTCAATGTGAATGCGGTCAAACTTGTGAAGTAACTGCTTCTCATTTAATTGCTGGTCATACAACTAGTTGCGGTTGTATAAAATCTCGTGGAGAACTAAAAATTCAACAAATATTAAAAGATAATAATATTTTCTTTATTAAACAAAAAACTTTTAAAGATTTACTTTCTCCTAAAAACGCTTCATTAAAATATGATTTTTTAATAAATAATGAATTTTTATTAGAATATGATGGAAGCCCACATTTTGAAGAAGATACCAGAAGTCGTTATACATTAGAAGAACGTCAACTATATGACAATATAAAAAATGAATACGCTAAATCTCATAATATTCCATTAAAACGTATTCCGTATTGGGATTATGATAAGATTACATTAGAAAATATTATGTCTGATAAATGGTTAATTAATTGACAATTAAATAAATTTATGTTATAATATAATAAACAAAAAAAGGAAGTGAAAACAATTTGATTTACGAAACCGACTTTCAAAAACAAATTGAAAATGCTTTCTTGAACTACGGAGCTTCCGTGGCGCAGGAGAGAGCAATACCAGATGTAAGAGATATGCTCAAAATCGGCTTGCGTCAAGGATTGTATGCTCAATTTACAAATAAACTAACTCATAAGGATAAGTTTCAAAAAGCTCAAAAATCTGTCGCTGCCGCAATGGCACAGTCGTATGTACATGGCGATGTCGCAATGTATGACACCTTTATTCGTGCGGCCCGTCCTTGGTCTTATCGTTATCCAGTAGAAGATGTACAAGGTAGTTTTGGTAATCCATCTTCTCCCGATAGTCACGCGGCAGCACGTTATGTAGAAATGAAGTCTGGTGAAATAGCAGACTTCTTCTTTGCCGGATTGAAAAAGAACGCAATCGGAGATCAATGGTATTCAAACTACGATGATACAGAACTTATCCCTTCTGTATTTCCTTCAATTGGATTTTGGAATATTGTAAATGGTTGTTCTGGTATTGCTGTGGCCATGGCAACTTCTGTTCCTCAATTCAATCTAAAAGAAGTAAATGAAGCGCTTATAAAAATTATTCAAAATCCAGCAGTAGATTTCAACGATATTTATTGCGCGCCTGACTTCGCTTGCGGCGGAACCATTACAAACGCAAAAGCAGTAAAAGAGAGTTTGCGTTATGGTAAGGGTGAATCAATTCGTATACAAGCTAAACTAACTTATTATCCAGATCAAAATATGATTCAGGCAACTGAATTACCTTATGGCGTATTTACTAATACTGTAATTGACCAATTAGCAGGACTAACCGAAGAAAATCCTGATTATGGTGTCGAAAAAGTTGTAGACCATACAAAGAAAATTGCAGATATTCGTATTTATTTATCAAAGGGCGCTAATCCAAAGAAAATGATTGCCAAACTCTATAAAGATACTTCTTTAGAGAATTGGTATTCAGTAAATATGATTCTTCTGGACCAAGGCCGCTTTCCAAAAGTATTTGGATGGCGCGAAGCGTGTGATGCTTATATCTCACACATTCGTTCTTGTGAATATAATATTATCAAATATGATTTAGATAAGGCACTCGCGCGACTAAATGTAGTAGAGGGACTTATTATGGCCGCGGCTTCAATTGATGAAGTAGTTGCTCTAATTCATTCTTCTCAAAATCCATCAGAAGCATCTCAAAAACTAATTGCTCGCTTTGGATTCAATGAAGAACAGACAAAAGCCATTTTGGCAATGAAATTATCCGCTCTTACAAAAATTGATGCCATTAAACTAAATGA